TGGCAGGACCCGGCAGCCCCTACTCGCGGGAGATCTACACGTCACATGGCAGACGGCACCCCCGGCTCGGTCAGCATCGACGCCATCCTGGCCAACACCGTTGAACTCGACGTGCGGGGCACGGATTCGGTGAGCACCTCCGTCTCGGCGACGGACAGCGTGGAGGTGAGCGTCACTCCATGAGCACACCCGACATCGAGGTCTTCCCGGATCGGCTCGTCGGTCAGACGGTGACGCTGACGGCGCTGTTCAAGGCGGGTGGCGTGACGCCGACCGATCCCACCACCACGGTGCTGACCATCAGGGCACCCGACGGCACGCGCACCACGCCCACGCCGGCCCATGGCACAGCGGGTTCCTACAGCTACGTCCTGGCGTTGACGCAGGTGGGCTCGTGGTCTGCTCGCTGGGTGGGCACCGGCGCCGTGGCAGCCGTGAAGGAGCAGCGTATGCAGGCGGTCGGCTCGCTGGTGCTGGCGTGAGCTGGGCCGTGGTGTTCGATCCGCTTGATGGCAAGCTGGCGCATGTCGTGCCGTGGGACGACCAAGCTGGTTGCATCGCACGCGGCCATCGACTGGCGCCTAGCTGCGCGTGCCTACCGACGGCGCACCGTGAGGGCCCGCTTGATGAGCCGCTGCTGAACCACCATGAACCCGGTTGGCCGGGCAGTTCAGAGGCGCTCTCGTGATCCATCGCCTCGGAGTAGTCCAGCGTCGACGTCCAAGGCAGGACGGTGCTGCCTGGTCCTCCCGTGCATGGGTAGCGCTGAGCAGGCGTCGCATCGCCGAGCACGTCGCTCGCTATGGCTGGTGGTGCCCGGGCTACGGCCGGCCGGCGCACGCCAGTCGTGACCTGACGCTGGACCACCCCGTCTCGGTCAGCCAGGGCGGCCCTACGTTGCCCCAGGACGGGCGCGTGCTGTGCCGTGGCTGCAACAGCCGGAAGCTGCACACGGATCGCCCCACGCTGCGCTACCTGGCTGCTGCGGCATCCGTGGCGTCGCGGCGACGTCGGGGGGAGTGGGGAGGGACCCGGAAGCCGGGTACTGCGTTCAGCGCGCTCGGCACGCTCACACGTGCGGCTGGATTATCCAAATTTACGCCGAGGTCATCGTGACCGCCATCGCCCCCCAGGCCGCCTGGCGCAGCCGCATTGGGCTCGGGCACCACGATCATCGCGGCGGAGCAGCTGGGGCGCCGCGCCTACGCGATGGAGATCGATCCCCGCTACGCACAGGTGGCCATCGAACGCTGGCAGGCCTTCACCGGGCGGGAGGCGGCCCGTGCGTAACGAGAGCGAGCCCCAGGCTTTCGCCCAGGGCCCGCGTGGCGGCTCGTGTGGGTGGTCTCCTCTCGTTGTTCGGCGGCTGTTTGTCGCCAGGACCACATCAGTCACTCCAGTCGGCGATGAAGTCAAGCGACAAACGACTGGTGCCCTGTGGGTAGGCGCGGCCGGGCTCCCATGCCAACGGCCGTGAAGATGGCCAAGGGCGAGACCAGGCCGAGCCGCCTCAACCGCGAGGAACCCCAGCCCCGCCGCACCGGGCCGGTGCTGCCCGCCGACATGGACGACGACGCCAAGCGGGTCTGGTGGCGGGTGCTGCGGGCGATGGGGACCTCGCGCGTCATCCGGGCCGCCGACACCGACGTGCTGCGCTGCTACTGCGAGGCCGTGACCCGCTATGCCGTCGCCCAGCGCCTCTACGTGGCCTCGGGTCCGCTTCTCAAGGACCGCGGCCACCTGGCCAAGAACCCGCTGCACCAGGTCGTGCGGGAGAACGCCGACGCGATCCGTCTCTTCGCCCGCGAGCTCGGACTGACACCCTCGGCACGCGCCGGCCTGCAGCTGCTCGAGACGGGCCCGATGGGCGGCGAGATCGACGACCAGATCGGCCCTCCGCCCCGGGCATTGCGAGTGGTGGGTGGGGGCGATGAGTGATCCGTGGTTCCTGATGCACTCACCGGCGGCCCTCGCTTCGCCGCCTTCTGCCAGCACTACATCCGGCACACCAAGGGACGCTGGGCCGGGCGCCCGCTCATCCTCGAAGACTGGCAGAAGGACTTCTGGTGGGAGGCCCTTGAGGTCGACCCCGTCACCGGCCTGCGCATCTACCAGGAGGTCGGCCTCGGACTGCCCCGCAAGAACGGCAAGAGCGTCCAGGCCTCAGCCAGCGGCCACTACTTCCTCGTCGCCGATGGAGAGGCAGAGCCGGAGATCTACCTCGCCGCAGCTGCCGTCAATCAGGCCGGCATCGTCCTCGGGCAGATGCGCCGGATGGCTCTCCAGAGCCCGGCGCTCCTGCGTCACGTCAGTGTCCAGCGCCACCTGCTCGAGTGCGGCCGGAACGGCGGCATCGCGCGCGCCATCAGCGCCGACGGCGCCCTGCAGCACGGGCTCAACCCGTCCGAGTCGATCATCGATGAGCTCCACGCCCACAAGAACGGGAGCCTCTACACCGCACTCTCGACCGGTACCGGAGCCCGCGAGCAACCGTTCACGTTCTGGATCACGACGGCCGGCGTCATGGGCGAGGGCATCCTCGGTGAGCTCTACCAGCAGATGTTCGATGGCCCGGGCGAGCTTGAGAAGCGCGACTCGCTGCTCATCTACCGTGACCGCTCCAGCGGCGTTCTCATCTACTGGTACGGCGCTCCCCGTGACGCGGACATCGCGGACCCGGCCGTCTGGAAGGCATGCAACCCGGCATCCTGGCTCCAGGACGGCACCGTACTGGCGCAGGAATACGCCCGCCTCGCAGCTCGTGGCGCCCTGCTCGAATGGCGCCGCTACCACCTCAACCAGTTCGTCGGGCACGAGGACACCTGGCTCCCCGAAGGTGCCTGGGCGAACTGCGCAGCGGTCGTTCCGTTCAACGTTGTTCTGCCCATCGGCGTGGGCGTCTTCAAAACGGCCGACAGCAGTGGCGCGTCGATCGCCGTCGCGCAGCGCCAGGGCGATCGCGTCGTGCTGAGCAACCGCATGTTCTCCGCCGAGTCCGCCACCGGGCGCGTGAGCACCGAGGCGATGCGGATCTACCTGCGCGAGCTCCGCGGCGAGTACCCGCTCGCCCAGGCGTCCGACCCCAAGACCAAGCGTCCTCTGCCTGGGCCCGCCATCGCGTTCGAGAAGTGGTCGTTCCAGGAGTCCGCCGGCGAGCTCGACCAGGAGGGCCTCAATATGTGGGACTTCCCGCAGTTCGCCTCGACGATGGGCCCGGCCTCGACCCAGGCGTATGAGCTCATCACGACCGGGCGCCTCATCCACGAGGACGATCCCGCCTTGGCGGAGCACTTCGATGCCACCTCGGCCGTGCTGACCGACCGCGGCATGAAGGTCGTCCCGCTGCGCGAGGGCACGCGCACGAACCACGGCGCCATCGCATCGGTCATGGCCATCGCGATGGCATTTCAAGAGGTCCCCAAGCCGCGCAAGCCCGTTGTGTTCAGGAGCTTCTGATGGTCGCCCGACCGACCAACGAGGCGGAAACGATGATCAAGCGCTCACTCACCAGCTACATCGAAGCCCGGCAGGCCGCTGCCGTGGTCGACTACTACCTCTACGGCGACGGGATCGAGCGCTACGCCGGGATGCGGATCCCCGCGATCGACACGACGGCATACCCGGTCGAGAAGCGGATCGCTGACGTGGCGAGGACAGGCTGATGGTTGTCGCGTTCGAGCAGATGGACCAGCGCTACCCGCTGATCGAGCAGATGCTCACCGATACGCAGGTCGCCGTGCCGGCCGACGAGCGCACGCCCGAGCAGTGGATCACGCGTCTCTGGAAGCGGCTGGACGAGCGCACGAAGCGGATCCAGCTGTTCGACGACTACTACGCCGGCAAGCAGCGGTTGCGCTTCACCACGCTGAAGATGCGCGAGACGTTCGGCAACGAGTTCGGGTCGTTCGCCGACAACTTCTGCCTGCTGGTGGTGGACGCCATCGAGGAACGCCTGAAGGTCACGGGCTTCCGGGTGCTCACCGACGACGGCAAGCCCGAGACGCCGACCGAGGAAGCCGCCGAGTCCCCGGCAGAGGAAAGCGCCGAGCAGACGAAGGTCGCGCAGAGCATCACCAACGACGAGGCGTGGCGCATCTGGCGGGCCAACGACATGGAGGCCAACTCGTCGCTGGCGCACCAGGCGGCACTGGTGGGCGAAGAGGCCTACGTCATCGTCTGGGGCGACCCCGACGATCCGGACACGCCCCAGATGACCGTGGAGTCACCATTCGAGGTCATCTGCGACGACCTGCCCGGGTCATCGAAGCGCCGCGCCGCGCTGAAGCGCTGGGTCGATGATGACGACGGCAGGTGGCGGGCCACGCTCTACATGCCCGACGCCATCTACAAGTACACGTCGAAGCGCACCGCCCGCCAGTCGAAGAACCCGGCCGTGCCGAACTTCTGGGAGCAGCGCCCCGAGCCGGACGGTAGCTGGCCGTTGCCCAACGCGCTGGGCATCGTGCCCGTCGTGCCTCTGCGCAACAGCCCACGGCTCGGTCCTGGTCAGACGTCCGTCTCGGAGATCGCGGCTGCGGTGCCGATCCAGGACGCGATCAACAAGACCATCACGGATTCCCTCATCACGTCCGAGTTCGCGGCCTATCCGCAGCGCTACATGATCGGCGTCGGACTGCCGAAGGATGAGAACGACCAGCCGGTCGAGCCCTTCAAGGCCGGCCAGGACCGCATCTGGTTCATCGAGACGCCCGAGGGCGCGACGCTGAACCCCGCGGTCGGGCAGTTTCCGCAGGCCGACCTGTCCAGTTACGTGAAGATCGTCGACATGCACGTCACGCACCTGGCCGCGATCACCAAGACGCCCAAGCACTACCTCATCGACATCGGCGGCGGCACCAACCTGTCGGGCGAGACGGTGAAGGCGCTGGAGGCCCCGCTGGCGTCCAAGGCGCGGCGCAAGCAGGCCGTCTTCGGGGATGGCTGGGAAGAGGCCATGGCCCTCGCCTTCGCCATCCAGAAGAACGCCGGCATGGACGTCCCGACCCTCGACGAAGAGGACATCCAGGTGCAGTGGGCGGACCCGGAGACGCGCACCGAGGCGCAGCACATCGACTCGCTGCTCAAGCTGGGCCTGCTGCGCGTGCCCACCGAGGAGCTCTGGCTCCAGGCCGGCTACACGCCACAGGACGTCGAGCGCTTCAAGGCCATGTTGGCCGCCAGCCCGCCACCGACCAACCTCATGCGCGTGACCGAGGCGGTCACCCCGGCGCAGGTCCAGACCGAAGGCATGATCCAGCCGGCTGCTGCTGTAGCCCCAGCAGTGGCCGCTGGCGCACCGGCTGTGCAGCCACCGGGACCGCCGAGGTTCGGGCCATGAGGCAGCCCGTGTATCAGCCGCTTGTCTGCCGTCCGTGCCGGGTCGTCCTGCGCTCCTACGACGACGTCGCTGAGCACTCGGAGTCAGCGGCCCACCTCACCAACGAGCAAGCCTGGCGCTCCTGGCTCCGCATCGAACAGGCCGTCGCGAACACGGCGCCGACGGTATGCAGTCCCAACTTCTATCCACACCCACTTGCATATTCCCAAGGAAAGGACGCATAATGCCAACCGATACGGATACGGGTGCGACCGGAGCCCAGGCGGCGACGGCAGCACAGCCCCAGGTGGGCGCCTCTCAGGCCCAGGTGGCCGAAACGCAGTCCCAGGCGGACGGCGCGGACAGCGAGAGCAGCACCGTAGATGTCGCCCAGGTCCAGCGCGAACGCGAAGATGCGGTGCGCGAGGCCCGGAACCTCCGCAACAGGCTCAAGGCCTTCGAGGATGCCAAGACGGCAGCCGACCAGGCCAAGCTCTCGGACACCGAACGATCGGCAGCCCGGCAGTCGAGTCTCGAGGCGGAGAACACGGCCCTCAAGCAGCAGCTCCGCGACGAGCGCACCCGCAACCGGATCGTCGGGGCAGCCCAGCGACTCGGCTACGCGGACCCGAGCGACGCCTTCCGCCTCATCGATCGTAGTGAGCTCGAATACGACGAAGAGGGAAACCCCAAGCACGTGGACAAGCTCCTCGGAGACCTGTTGAGGTCCAAGCCCTACCTGGCGAATGCGGCGGCGAGAGTCACCGGATCCGCCGATGGTGGCGTGCGAGGCGGCGCGGCCAACCAGCCCGACATGAACCAGATGCTCCGGCAGGCGGCCGGTCGCACATAGGAGAAATCCACTCCCCCGTCTGACCCGAGATGCGAGTGAGGGTCAGGGCCGGGCTCCCGTACTCGCAGGGAGACCTTCATGGCCTACAACAACATCATCAGCCGGACGGACGCCCAGGCGACGATGCCCGAGGAAGTCTCCTCGGTCGTGATGACGAACGTCATCCGCCAGAGCGCCGCCCTCCAGCTCTTTCGCAAAGTCCCCATGTCCCGGGCGCAGCAGCGCATCCCGGTCATCAGCGCGCTCCCCGTCGCCTACTGGGTCAGCCCGTCTGACACGGGCCTGAAGCAGACGACTGAGGTCGACTGGACCAACAAGTACCTCAACGCCGAGGAACTGGCGTGCATCGTGCCGATCCCCGAGGCCGTCCTCGACGACGCGGGCTTCGACATCTGGACGGCGATCCAGCCGCTGCTCGTGGAGACGATCGGGCGCACGCTCGACGCCGCGATCTTCTTTGGCACCAACAAGCCGGCCAGCTTCCCGTCTGACCTCGCCACGACGGCGATCGCGGCGGGCAACACCGTCACTCGCACCACCAACGCCGCTGCTGCCGGTGGTATCGCCGGTGACATCTCTGACCTCGAAGGCACCATCGAGGCCGACGGGTACGACGTCAGCGGCTTTGTGGCCAACGTGTCCGTCAAGGGCCGACTGCGGCAGGCCCGCAGCACGCTTGGCACCCGGCTGACCGAGGTCACCCCGAACTCGATCGACGGCATGGACGTGGCCTACCCGATGCGGGCCCTGTGGCCCACCGGCTCGGGTGCCACCGAGCTCTTCGCCGGCGACTTCAGCCAGGGCATCATCGGCGTCCGCCAGGACCTCACCTACAAGGTGCTCGATCAGGCGGTCATCCAGGACGCCAGCGGCGCGATCCAGTTCAACCTCGCGCAGCAGGACATGGTCGCGCTGCGCGTCGTCGCCCGGTTCGCCTTCGTCGTGCCGAACGCCATCAGCTTCGACCAGCCGACCGAGGCCAACCGCTGGCCGTTCGGCGTCCTTCGCACCCCGTAGGAGATGACATGGTTCCCTTCACACAGACGGTACGCGCGACCGTGCCGGCGTCGGCGACCGCCGTCACGACGCTGACCCCGGTTGGCGATGCGCCCTTCGCCGGCACGGTCACCGCAGTTCGCTACTTCGCCGCGGCGGCGATCACCGGCGCCAACACCAACACCCGGCGCATCGACCTGCACAACCGCGGCGCAGCGGGCACCGGCACCACCGTGGCCGCCAGCAAGCAGTTCGACTCGGCCGTCAACGCGGTCGCTGACACCGACACGGCCATCACGCTCTCGGGCACCCCGGCGAACCTCGTGCTGGCGGCTGGCGACGCGCTCGCCGTCAACTCGGTTGCCGTCGGCACGGGTCTCGCAGATCCGGGCGGCGTCATCGAAGTGGACATCGCCCGCTCGACCACGGCGCTGTAGCTCAAATGTCGGCCATCGACGAGGACCGGGCTCGAGCGTACCGGGCGGCCATCGCGCAGGGCCAGCTCAACCTGTACGCCCGTGCCCGGCGCCTCGCCGGATCCGCCACAGCGGCGCAGACGCTGCGCGACAACTGGAAGCCCATCCGCGAATGGCTACTCGAAAGGACGTATGAACGATGACTGAGAAGAAGGCCAGCGCTGCCGCAGACGGCGGGGCGCAGCAGGTCCAGGACAAGGTCGATGCCGAGACCGATCAGGGTTTCCGCGGCACCAAGGTCGATCCCCGCCCGAACGAGGACTACACCGTGGCCGGCTCGCAGCGCCGCGCGGGCGAGAACCTCGGCACGGCCGGCGAGCCCGCCCCGATCGAGCCTGCCATCACGGCAGAAGAGTCCTACGGAGAGAAGGGCTCCAAGTGAGCACCGAGGTCTCGATGGGCAAGATCAACGTGCAGGGCAAGGACGCGATGGGGCGCAACATCCCGGTCGCGGTCGAGCTCACCACGAAGGTCGCACCGGGAGGCGAGCCAGTTCGTGTCAAGGTCACCAACCCTGACGGCACGCCAGACGGCCGCGAGATCACGATCAGCACCAAGCTGGCCGACCTCTACCCGGAGCGCTTCGAGCCGGTCAAGGGCAAGTAACCCCCGATGACGCTCGCGTTCGACGCCACCGTCGGTGGCACCGCTGCCACGAGCTACCTGACGGTGGCTGCTGCCGACGACCTCGCGGGTGCCGACATCGGCTCCGAAGCCCTGGCCTGGTTGCGGGCGTCTGACGACGACAAGCAGAAGACGCTGCAGCGCGCCACGCGAGAGGTCGACACGTACCTGCGTTCGTCGGGCATCGCCCGCTTCAGCGGGACGCAGCGGCTGCTCTACCCCCGGGCGGTCGACGTGCTCTCCAACCTGGCATTCATCCCCAACCCCGTCCAGTTCGCCACCTACGCCCAGGCCAAGTTCCTGAATGTCAACGCTGGAGTCCTGGCGGCAGCCGCGACCCGCAAGGCGCGCGGGATCGACAGCGCCTCCGAGCCCAACGTCTCCTACTCCATGCACACCACGGGTGCCGCCGAGCCGCACCTCTGCGACGAAGCACTGGGCTACCTGCAGGGCATCTTCGCCCGGGCAGCGACCATCCGCTCGGTCGTCATCGGTACCGAGTACACGTACCCGATCGTGGGCGATCCGGGCCTCGGCGTGCTGCCGTGATCCTGACCAGCGACCCGCAGGCCCTCTACTCCAACATCGAGGGCGCCTTCGAGCGCTCGCTCGATGACATGCGCATCCTCATCAGCGGGCGCGAGCCGCACCGCACGGGTGCGCTGGATGCCGGCTATGGCACGACCACGCCGCAGGCCACGACTCCTGACGAGACGCTGTACGCCTACATCGTCAACCCGAAGGTCTACGCCAACGCGGTCGAGCGGGGCGCCTGGGTGCGGTCAGGTCGCGGGCCGCACATGAAGGGCAACTTCCTCGTGCGCAACACGTTGCTCCATAGCTTCGGCCAGAGCATGAACTTCAGGCTCGTCTCGGGCATCAGCGCACATCACAGTTTCGGCAAGCGGCACCCCAAGACCGTGACGACAACGCTGTGAGCATGATGCCGATCGTCGACGCCATCCGCGAAGCCGTGCCGATCCCGACCGGTATCGAGCGCGACGACTCGGGTGCCGAGCCGATCGCCTACGGGCCTGACCGGCTGTATGCCTGGGCAGGGACCGAGCAGCGGGTCGAGGAGGGCACAGGACGTATCGATCGCGGCGACTTCACCGTGATGCTGGCACTCACGGTAGCGTCCGACGAGGCGGATTCCGGCATACCTGATCGCGACACGTCGCTGGCCCTTGACGACGGCGTGGACGCGATCGCCGCGTGGGTCCGCGATCACCGCACCGACCCCACTGACCTCTGGGAAGACCTCGCGGTCAGCGGCATCGAGTACAGCGGCCTGCGCGGTTTCGAGCATCGGGGCCATCGCATGACTCTGGCGGGCTATCGCCTCATCTACAGCTAAGGAGCACGACATGGCCAAGGAAGTGTTCGAGCCGCGCCGCGCGGAGCCCAACGAGGAGTTCGTCTACCACGACGCCTACGGCAACCGCGTCACCGCCAAGGCCGACGACAAGGGCGTGCTCCAGCCGAAGAACGCGGCCCAAGTCGAGCTCGCCGATGCGGCGGGGCTGCCGGTCGCCGATCTGAAGGCGGCACCAGCCGCGAAGGAGACCTAGCCCAATGGTTGCCAGCAACATCGCGGACATCGCGTTCGCGGTCCAGTCCGCCAAGGGCACCGGCGTTGTCGCGGGCTCCAGCACCAACCGGCTGTGGATGGCCGGCGGATCGCAGGTGCACTCGGAGACCGTGAAGGAGAACTTCGAGGAAACGACCGGCCTCCGCATGCTGTCCGACGCCTACATCAGCCAGGTCTCGGCTGCCGGCGCGCCCGAGTTCTTCTGCATGCCCGAGTCGATCGCGCCGCTGCTGTATGGGGTCCTGGGGGCCCAGGCCATCACGGGCGCCTCCGATCCCTACAC